GATACACAGGACGATCAATGATCTTTTGCACTTCACGTGTAACCGTTTCGACTTGCACACGTTGCTTTGATTTTTCGGCTTCATAATCTGAGCTCACTTTATTGATTTGATCTTGCTTTACTGCCAAGGCTTTTAGGTGCTTCTGTTCGATTTCCTGAATTTTGGCTATGCACTTGGAATCGGCTTCTTTCAGCTGGCCAGTTTTGCTGTTCAACAACATCAGGCAGATCAGTAATAAAAAAGTGAGGAATGCAATGATGCATTCTCGCCAAAATTTTGCCGCTAGGATGAGATAAGTCATGACATCCAGCCTTTAATTTTTGTTAGATTAGCTTTTCGGTCATTCAAACCATTTGTGCCACCATTAATCTTTTTGGTGATCGAAAGCACGTCATCTTTATCCGCGAGCTCATTCAAGGCATTACTTGTCCAGAACTTGCAAGCAACAAGTAATCCGATACTTGGCATTGCAACAATTTCGGGGTGCGATTCAAAATCAATTCCAAGTGCTCGACCATACTTTTTATAGTTCGCTCGACCGGTAAGTTGAATTGGCCCACGACCTTTGTAGCGAACACCATCACCAGCCATTACGTTGCCAAGGTCTTTGCGTCCCTCATATGCAGTACCGGATGCGATTTCTTGCATGTATTTAAAGTTGCCAGACTCATGTGCGAGTTGCGCCATAAAGTGAGCAAAACGCAATTCGTTGTAAAGGATTGCAGAATCTTTTAAATGCACGTTTGCTGCTAATCCCAGCTCTTCAGCCCAACTCTGATTTGCTCCAAGTTTCTTAAATAGCGCTGTTAATGTATTAACGCCAATGTTTCCATCAACAGCTACACCTAAAGTTTTTTGCAGATTTTTAAAGTTCATTTCAATTTCCTACAGGTAATAAAAAACCGCCCGAAGGCGGCATTGATTTGATTATCTTTAATTACTTAAATCATCTTTGGTTTGTTTAAGCTCTTTCACTACTTCAATAATGGTCTTCCCTTCCTGCTTGTTTATAAAGTTGAAAGTCCACCGCACAATGGCCCAACCAGGTAAACCACACACAAAGAAGAATCCACCTAAAGCAATCATCCCCCACATGTCAGTGACCCATTCATGTAGTCCCCATTTCACGATGATGAATGCACCACCTGTTAGACTGGAGATAACCGTACAAATCAGGCCAACCGCCCACTCTTGCGGTGAGCGAGGCAAGCGCATCATGATGACCACTGTTGCAACCAGTGCAATGGCAAGTGTGATGACTACTGCTGCACCATAGAATTTTAAAAAAGCTGCAAAACCACTTGTAGAGACTGGCTCCATATATTTCCCCAAATTTTTGACATAAAAAAACCGCTTAACGCGGCACCAAATAACATTCATTTTTCTAAAGCGTCATGGCATAGGTCCACATTTGCTCGACTTGTTCATCTGACCATCCCAACAGGTTTTGCATAAGCAATACGCTTTCATCTGTACGCACAAAATTGGTTGCCATCTGCCAACCCAACATCACTAATTCACGCTGATAGTCATCTTCAATGGTTTGGATCTGCGCTTCAATGTCTGCTGATTTATAACCGCTTTCTAGCAATGCGCGGAAGAATTGGTAACGTGTCAGTGGCTTGAAAGATGCCAAATGCAATGCGTAAAGTTCATCTTGCCATTTTTCATCGTCTTCTACTGAAATAACCCACAATCCATTTTCAAGCACATGATATTTGCTTGGTGCTGAATTACCTTCATCATCAACAATGGTTGGATTTGTTGGTGCAGTTGGATCTGTTGGCAATTCATTTAAACGGACACTGATCCAGCGCCCAAACTGAATATCAATCGGTTTATCTAAATCAGCAACAATACGTCCAACTCCATCCAGCGTATTCTCGTAAGTCTGAATGGACAGATCACCATTCTCTAACTGCTGATAAATTACAGCATGGTAGATATTTCCATTGGCATCACGCGGCTGCTCAATGTACCAACCTTCTTGAGCTAATCCCGTACAACCTTTCAATAGGTAATTGCCGGTGCCTAATTTTTCAAATTCAATTGACTGAAGTTTTGCTTCATCATTCAGTTCAATTTTATCCGAATATAAATTGACGATCGGGGACGCAGACTTGATAAAGCCATTCGAATCTATAATCGTGTTTGCGGTGGATTTAAACTCAGCCCAACTTAAGAACTCGTCGCTCCCAAGCTGGTTTTTCCCACCTCGTAAAAACATACGATTTGCAACCAGTACTAATTGATTGTGATGAGATCTACCTACTGACGCATCAGGGTATGTTCTTAGGGATATAAACGAAGCTCCCTCCCAGTTCGCATTTGAAGCAATTGCAATCTTATCTGTTGTAGTCGGATAAACTCTAAATCCAATTGGCATCATGGATGGAAACCATGGAGTCAGTTCTGTAAGTATACTTCCATGTTTACCACCTAGCCCATATGCACCGTCAGCTAATAAATTTTCGGTACCATTTTGAATATCACCAACAACATTTCGCGTTGCAGCACTGCCTAAACCTAAATTGGTTCTTGCTGTGGCTGCATTTGCAAGATCTGATAAATTTGAGGCTTTTGCCAATTTGCTGTCTTGTAGAGCTTTTGCTTGTTTGGCAGAAACAGGTTTAGCTGAATCATCAGTTGTTAAGTTATCGACAATATTTTCAGAATCAATTTTCTCATCAATAATTTCATTAATCTTGAGCGTGAAGGTATTGAATAACCAGTTAAACCACTGCCGCGCTGGCTTTATTAGCACTGGAAATCCATCTGTTAGGGTTAAACCATCAGTATTTTTTTGCCCATCTTTTGCAAATTCTTCTAGCTTTTCAATAGCCATGCTTAATCCTCAATAACAAGTTTTACACCAGATGGAAGTGGGAAAAACATTCCGATCAGGATTTTATGCGTATTGGTAAATACACCTGCTAAATTCTTATAAGTTACTGTCATGTCCTCATTATCAATGACCATGAACATATCGTGATTCATCACAAGCTTTAGGATTTCCTTGGTTTCATGCAGACAACCAGTGCTTTTATTTTTCAAAATTTTGGCTTGAATCAATCGTCTTAGAAACTCACCTGTTGGCGTTAGGCCGCCCGTACCTGACTGCCCGCTTTCTCGAAAATACCCACCAATACTCGGATCGTCTGTTTCGCCAAATGTGAGAGCATTTTCCTGATCAATAAAACCAAAGTATTCAAGAATTGCTGCACCTGGTATGACCAAGGGTGTGCCCGTCCATCTGGCCAAAGTTTCAAGATATGGATCATTGCCGTTATCAACATCAAATTTCTGATTCAACTGAGCCAAAAAATTAAAGCAGTCAACCATTGGGGATGTGACTGCTTCTAATGTGGCTATGAATCTTTCTTTCTGCCTATGCTGGCTTGTGACTAATGCTGTGTAATCACTGACTGCTTTATCATCCACTCAACACCTCAATTGCAATATCACTTGGATCGCAAAATGCCACACACCCAAAAGGCAATGTGTAGTCACCCGCAATAGGTACACCATCTACAACAATTGAAATGCTATCAACCTCATAAGTCTGACTTTGTTCAGCACCGAACAGGTTGGATGGTCCATAGAGCTTGTTCATCATGATTCTGTCGCCAATATCCAGTGCATTAGTATAAGCTGCTAAATTCTCAGCAATAGAATCAGCAGTATCAGCACTGTACGACTCTGTTGAAGTGATATTTAAGTGGTAGCTGACTTGCTTGATATCGGGACGATAAAAGCTAACTGTCTTAGCATCACCATAGCTATTGATGATCGTCACATCTGTATTACCGTATAAGGCACAGCCCATAGACTTCTTTGATGCGATCAGTTGTGCAATCTCTTGCGAATCCCCTCCCGAAACAATCACGCAGAGTGAGTGTGATGGAAGCCCATTCTCGTCAGCTACGTTTTCATCATTCTCAAAGGTCTTACAACGAGTGACGTTATCCAGATCCAAGATTGCTCCACGTAATCCATCGGTCTGACACATTGATGCAATTGAAGTGGATAATGCTTGGCGCTGGCGTAACTTTGAATCGCTTTCGAGATCCTGCCCCATGGATGAAGAATTAGGGTTGGTTACAGACATCCAGCCGCGCGTAGGAGTCACGATTGTGGTAACAGTATTTGCTTGAGCAAGTAACGCACCTGCATTCACTGCGGTTGCTGTCACTGTAAGTGTGCCCTCACTTGGAATTGTGATTAACGCAGGAAGTGTCCACTTATTCCCACTCACATCACCAGCAACACCATTTCGAATTGCAGTACCTGGTGTGCCAGTAATAAGAAGGTCTACTGTTGAATAGGTTGCAAGTGAACGCTGAATCCCGTTGATTTTGACATTGCGAGTTAAGGCGTCAGAAAGTGCCGTCTTTGGATTGAATGAGTTGTAAACCTGAACACAGGCTGCTCCCACATTAGTAAATTCTAAAGCCAAAACCCCTAAGAACTGCCCATCCAAGCTATCTGCTTCAAGGTAGACATCATCACCATAAATAGCGCGATATTTGGTTTTTAGCCACGCAAGAATCTCATCATAAGTCGCTGCACTTGCGCCATTTTTAGTTACTGTTGGTGCTATTGTGGTTAGTGCCATTAATCATATGCCCCTGATAAATTTGATTGACCAAACACGGTATTCACCGTCATGGTGACAGTGAGTTTTCGTGTATTCGGATCAAGTGCGCTTTGAAACTCTTCAATACTTGTTACACCCTGTGTTTCAAGTACTCGTTGCCGAAGCGTAAGTTCATACAAATTCTTGGAACGCTTTCCTAGAATGGCTTGAGACCAGCCAGTACCCTCACTGGTATCAGCGAACCACTCACCCACCCATAACTTCAGTCTGGTATCAATTGCCTGGACAACCGCTTCAACAGAATCGATGTGAAAGTCATTCAAATCATTGCCAAAGCTGTAATCGTCATTTGAATCTTGCTTTCTATAGCGCATAAAAAAAAGACGCTTTCGCGCCCCTCATCTAAGTTATTTTGGATTACCAGTGTCACCACCACCTGTCTGCACTCCGCCATGCTTATGGGTTGCAAATTCAATTCCACCAATAGATGCACCGCCAGACATAGTAGATTTACCTGAAACCGCTAAGGTTGCCTGCATTGTTGTTGCGCCAGCGACCGCTAAAGTTTGCTGCATCTCGACAGGATGGTGAAAAACCGATTTAGATCCAATGAAATTGATTATTCCATCTGGAGTAATTTGGATCTTGCATGTGTTCTCATCGTTTCGAATCTCGAGATTCTCTGTTGAGATATCACTGATTTTCTTGGCTTGAGACTGCGGTCGGAAGAATGCAAAACCATCCGATAGATCATGTTTCCGAGTATCAAAAGGATTTTGAATCCCTCCTGACTGCCACCAGACATCAATGCTTCTATCCGCAAATGAGACAAAACATTCGTCACCTGCCTTAATCGGATGGGTAATAGTAAACCCACCTGCACATGGAAACATCACTGGGACATCCAATAGCATTGGTAGTTCAACAGTTTCTATTTCACCAGTTGGAAGCGCGATTGGGATCTTAATTAATGGTTGGGCTTCAATAGTCACCGCCTCACTGTTGTAACTGACCACTTCACAAGGTAAAGCTGTCCAAAGGTTAGCAAGCTCAGACTGAATAGCATTTTTAATAATCTGCACTAAATCAGGCGAGCGCTCTGAAATCGTTAATGCCATTTATTCACCTACTGCCAAGTAAACTATTCCTGATTTAGGTACTGCTGCACCAACTGCAGTGCACACCATTGTGGTGTACCACTCATCCCCACGTGTATCACCATTGTGCTCAATTGCCTGTATCACAAAGATGCCCTCGGCATTGGTGGCTGTTTTTGGATTTTTATGAACTTGATCCAAGCCTTCAACTTTATAGGCGATATCGTATTGCTGAGTAATCAAGTTCGTCATATCAACCTGCACTCGCCCCATACGCTTCAATTTAGGATTGAGTAAGCACTTAACGTTTAAGCCTTCACTGGTGAGCTCAGGCATACCAACAAGCCCTGTTGTGGGCGTAAGGATCTGCATTGGCTCGATAGAGTATTTATCCATATCAACTGAGCTGAGTACATCATCAGAGTAATCAAAGATTACGTTGTTCTCTTTACCAATCTTTTGAATATACCCATGCAAAGAACCAAACAGCACACGACCACGTGGATAAGCTTGTGTACTTAGCTCAACCAGCTCACCAACCTGCATCCCTGACTTTTTAGCCTCTTCAACCACCACATTACCAAGTTCATTAATTGTGGTACCAGAAGGCACACATTGGTTAATTAAAGCTTCCGATTGAACCTTATCACCTGAGATGGCCAGCACACATAAAAAAGTATCTGTTGGGTTTTCTCGTCCACGGCGATACTGGAAAACTCGCCCTTTAAAGATCGTCTGTAATTGATCTGAACCATACGCACATTCAAGAATCATCGTCGTGTCTGTCTTTTGGTTATCTACGCCAGCAAGTAAGTTCATCGTTTGAGCTGAAACGTTGTAGATAAAAATCTGTGCTGCCTTAGGTTGTTCGCTGGTTGCTTGGCTCACCTGAAACACACAACGAAACTCTGAGAAATCCAATGCCCTAGGCTCATTGCTATCAACTTGGATGGTGAGCCTGAACTTTCTTTTCCACTGCAGTGTCATCCTATGCTCTCCCAATACAGCTTGATTTTAGTCCCTAGGTCTGAATAACCTTGAGCCTCATCTTTATTAGAGTTGGTGACGTAAAAGGCACCCTGAAGGATATGCTGATATTGCTCGAGCAGATTAATACCAGGACACATAAGCAGCCCCATGACCAGCGGATTCTCTGAGGTATCCAGCACATCAACAAACCAAGCATCAATACGATAAATAAACCGTAATTTGAAAGGAGATCCACCGAGCTGAATATTGAATTTCTGATTATTGGAGCTTAACGGGATTTCAAATAGTGGCATGATCACCCTCCAGTTATCCCTGTAATTATTTGGCTTAGAATGGATTCATTCACTGGCTTTGCTTGCACGGTACCATTATCAGAAACACCTGCAGTACTTGCAGGATCCTTTTGATTTTCTACCGCAACAACAGTTTCCGATGTACTCACGATATTTACTTTCTTAAAAGTAATATCAATCATCAAAGCATTTTCACTTTGCAGATCAGTGGTACATGAAAGTGATTTAAGCAGCATGTTTGTATAAAGACGCTTGCCAGTGGATACCACCAACAAAACAGGATTGTTTTGCAGCTGCTGCAAGGTTTCATAGACTGCAACCAAACCAGTTGTTTCGGACAATATAGTGTTACCCACTAATCCGTTTAGCTTGCCTGCACTCTCAGACCAACCCACCTTCATTTGTAGCTCTGGTGGTTCTTTATAAGCATGATCTGAAATTGGTGCACCAACTTCCGTTGGATGCTCAGTGATTTTGAGTTCGTCTTTGTGCTTCTCTTCAACAGTAACGTCTGCAAAAAGCCCCATGATTGTTCTACCGCGCCCAGCAAGTAAAAGTGAACCTACACTCTCAGCATAGGGTGAAGCCTGTACAGTACTTAGCGCGGTATTTAGAACTGAGTTGATTGTCATATTTCACCCATTAAAAAAGCTCGCATATGCGAGCTTTTGAGAAATTAGAAGTTAAACTTTTTCAGATATTCCAGCATCTCTCAATATCTTATTGGCTGAGTGGCGCGATGCTACCGTGAAGTGGACGGTGAATTTTCTACTTGATAATGGGCTGTACCAAATTTCATGACTACCTTTGGCTTGCCTGATGTAACTGCAATTATGTCTTTTTAGAATTTCAACAACGACTAAATAATAACCAGAACCCATTTCACGCTATCGCAGATTCATCTAAGTGTTGGAAATTAAGATAAATCTTTTGACTGCCTAAATCAATATTGTTTTCTTTGATCATTTCAGGAACTAAGTCGCGTACTTGCTGTGTAACAGATTCATAAGTGTTTGCTTCTGTGACAATACAAAGAGTTTCGCAATCAGCAACCCACACTTTTGCTTCCTCATCAAACAGAACTTCAACATCTAGGACAAGATTCATTGGAGAAGCTTTATCCATAGTTCTTGCTCTAATTGTCTTAGTCATTTTGACCACCAAAAATAAACTTTCTATATAGTACGATATAATTTTAGCAGGAATTATTAATTTATGCATAAGTAGCATAAAATTTATTCAAAACTACGACGTTCAAGCCGACCGATAATTTGGAACTTTAATAATGAAAAAAACTATCACCATTTACAACTTGGGGAAAATAGGATGAGCTTACTTTCATGGCTTTTTGGCAATAAAAAACAAGAGGTTTCTCCAGCCAAAGTAACACAAAAAAAGAAACGAGGTACTTATGGTTTTAACGAAAAGCGTCAAAGCCATTTGAATGATTTAGGTGGATTCCAAAAATCCAACTTAAGAATTAAAAAAGTTAAAATAATCGTTGATAAGCAAGACCCTGATGCTTGCTCTGCCATTAAGAAAATGAGAAAAGTACACAACATAAATGAAGCACCACTTATCCCCCTAGATGAGGGAAAATGCCAACATTGCACATGTTATTATGAACCCGTACTTCCAAAGGATTAATAATGAAAAAACTACTCGTTCTTACATTTCTAATTAGTACTGGCGCTTGGGCGGATTGTGAAAGTAGCAGCTCAGCAGCAAAGACAGTAGCATGCTATGAAAAACAATCATATTCTCAGGTGGTTCATAAACTCGAAGAGCTAAGATCTGCCAGCAAAGAACAACTAAGCTACAACCCAAATGTAATCAAAGAACTAGATAAGTCTCAAGCAACTTGGCTTGCATACCGTGATAGCTACTGTGACACCTACAGCAACTACCATACGGAAGCCAATAATCATAGCAATTGCATTATTGGTATGAATAATCAAAGAGCTGAGCAATTACAGCAAGACATTGATGCAAATTAACCCACCAACAATCCCTTTGTGCCTCTCGCCATAATCACCATTGAGTTATCCTGCTGACGCTGAACAGCGTTAGCAGTTTCCACTGGTGAGCCTGCCCCGTTGATAACCATATCAGTTTTATAGCTCTGGTGAATCGTTACATTAGAGGCTGACATATTGGAGCTATTGACTTGTGATTTATGCGGATTGCTTTGTGGTGGCGCATAAGTTTGAAGATTTATAGGTTTTGCATTTTTGGTAGATGAATCATTAGGTGTATCTGATTTCTCTGCAAGCTCGTTTGCCTTGTTGTAATGCTTCATGTAAATAGCACGCTGTCTTTTGACAAACTGTTGAGGCGTCTCTCCTTTTTTCATGCCATTTTGACGCATTGCAAGCAAGCCATCCTTATTTGCGCCTTTACCAGTAAATGCTTTTGCAAAAGTTACCGCACCAATATTATGGGCTAAATACAGATTTTCACCTGTTAGTGGTATGCCGTACTTTTTCAAAATATCAGCGTTCTGCTTAGCTAAAAGCCCTGTCGCTAAAGTGTTGACGCGCTTATTATGGCGTGGGTCATTGCCCTTCCTAAAATTGCTTTTATCAATCTTAGTCATACCTATGGCTTTTCCATCCTTGGTTTTAGCCAAGCCATTCCATGTTGATTGAATAAATTGCCCTGTACCAATAGCTCCAGTTGGAGACATTTTTCCCGTCCAGCCCGCTTCCATTTTCACAAAGCCACGAAGTATTTTTTCATCAATACCATACTTAACTGATGCCTCTTTGATGTACTTATCAACGTCTTGGCCAAAGCTAAATTTGTATTTAGTTGCACCACCTACCACCCCCTTAACCGCCTGCTCCACAGCCTTAGCTGTATTCGTTGCAACAGTGGCAATGTCCTTAACAACGGTAGTCTGAGCCTGATAGCCGATTTCACCTTTCTCGCGTTGTTTAACACGCTGCTGAGCATCCTCATTGCCAAAGAAAGCCAATCCTTTATCAACCAAGCCAAATCCAGCATCCATACCCTCAGCAATCAAATCACGAGGTTTGGAGACATTCCCATTTTCATCAGGTTTAGGATTTGCTAGTGCATCACCAACTTTTTCAGCGGTATCTTTGGCACCTTCAACTAGATTTTCAAATGCTTCGGCAGGGTTATTGATGACCTTGTTAATAAACTCTACGGTCTTGTCTTTGATCTTGTCTAAGAGATCCAGGAAGTCCTGAATTTTCTCGATAATGAAATCGATGCCCTCAGTCCACTTTGACCAGTCGAATAAAGACTTTCCTCCATCACGCCATGTTTTGTAATCGTCATAGAGCAATCCAATTGCCGCAGCTAAAGCTAAGATAATGCCAATTGGTGATGCTAGGAATGCAAGTCTAAATAACTTGAGTAATCCAATAAAACCTTTCAGCATGGGTATGAACTTAAAGATCATTCCAAAGGTTTTAATGAAGCCACCCATCACCAAGGCCAGCATTGCAAACCGCAACCCCATACCAAGCATGTCTTTCACTTGTGGGTTTAGTTGGCTGAATGCAGAAATACCTTTTTGAATAAGCTGATTAAGCAATCGCAAGATAGGAATAAGTGCCTTACCCGCTTGCATCACCAAAACCTGAAAGCCTGTTTTGGTCATCATGGTAAGGTCACGATACTCAGCCATGAACTCATTGCCTGATTTGGCAAGATCATCATTCATACCCAGTTCTTTTTGGATCTTCTGGTACTTCTCCATATTCGACATAAACTTGCCATCACGCATAGCAAGCAATGTATTTTGATCAATACCAAGCGATTCAGCATAAGCATTCGCTTGATAGGCTGGCATCTTAGAGAGCACGCCACTGAGATCTTTCATCATCTCAACACGGTCACGCATCTCGCCATTTGCATCACGGGTAGCTACGCCAAGCCCACCAATCATGGATTCATAACCCGGAGAGTTACGCATCTTTTCAGCGATGCTTTCTAGAGATCCAATAGCACCTTCAGCGCTACCTCCCAATTGAGCGATAGCATTACCATATGCATTAATGTTTGTAACACTGGCACCAATACGTTGTGATGCAAAATATAGCTTATCCAATTCACCCGCAGTCTGACGTACAGCAACAATTGCCCCTGTTGCCAATGCAAGCAAACTCGCTTTAAGTGCTTTAGCCTGCCAATCAACGCCCTCCATGGCACTTTGCATCTGACCTAAGCCTGTATTGTCAGTCTTAAAGCCTAATGCAACCATGAAGTTGCGAATTACACCTTCTTGTGCCATGGAATCACCTATTTAACCCGAAATGTTTTTGATTGCTAAACCAAGAGCAGTGATTACTGCTGCTATACCAAATAGCCAAACTGCCCAAAATACTGCGTCAGCGAGTCTATTTCCCGCCTTGTCTGCACCTTGTTCGCTCATTTTTCCATCTACCTTTATTCGGTTTTTGGGTTTATACTTCATAGATATTCTTATCCTTATCCATCTAAGGTTGAGAAACAGAAAAGCTCATGACGGCCATCATGAGCTTTTTGCTTTTTCTATTCATTATTCACTTTTTCACAAAGTTCGAAATCGGATAAATTTGTATATGAGCCATATACAAATTATTGCCGCACTCTTTCTCGCTCTTCTTTAATCAAATACTCGTTATCTGCAACCACATCTAACGCATCATTCATCAATGCAATATCGGCAAGATCAAGCTCCCCGTTTTTGAGCGATTCAAACTTACACATACCTTTGATACAAGGGCGCAATAACCAGTCCTCGCCATCAGGCAAATTTTGGAAACTTACTCGGATTGCGTCTGAGTGTGAGATGCCTTCATAAGCAACCCTTGAATAAAATTTCCAAGATTGATTCGTATAACAGCTAATGCCAGTGGCAGGATGTGCTCCATGTCCAAATCATCAAACATGATACTTTCACCACGGCATACGACTGCACCGCCACGCTTAACTACGCTCAAGCACTTGTGGATGACGTAATTCACATCTTTCTCAGGAAGATTCGAGAATGCTTCCATAAGCGGTGACAGTGCCTCAGCTAGAGGCTCTAGACCTGTCAGTTCTTCGTTATCACCGTCTTCAATCGCTTTAATAGTTTTCTCCAGATCACCTTTAGCAATCTCAGAGATGATTGGCATTAGGGTTGGAACCAGAGGTGAGATTTTTCGTGATACATGAAGTTGATCGAGCGCATTTAAGCGCCCGATAACATATTCATGACCATTTAATTCAATGTTTTCCAATTTCTAGATCCTTATGCGTATGTACCAAGTTTCATATCAACTTTGATAGAGTCGAATACCCACTCAAGCAAAGCACCATCTTTAGCATTGGTGTAATCAGGCACCTTTTTGAAAGCACACTTAGATGCCGTGTGGTTGTCATTAGATCCAAGATGGTTAAGAGTGATGGTGTTCTTGCCCCACTTCGCTGTTGTTGATTTCTGCAAGTTATACAGGTTCATCAACTTAGCATTTGCTGGAGAGGTTTTTAGTAAGCGAATCGTCACTTGACCCGAGTTGTCGGCGTGTAAAGAATGCATGCCTTCACCATCAGCACCAATGGTCATGGTGTTTTTATCTCCTGCCATAGCGAAGGTAATACCCTCATCAGCAACGGCGGCACCATAACCAAGATCAATCACACCATCATCACTAGAAAGTGAACACTGTGTGTCCATAAAACTATATGTCGACATATCTCACTCCTTAGCGATTGACGGAAACAATGACATCGGCGGAATGGGTTGCACCCGCTAATTTGGCAGCAATTTGAAACACTGGTGCTTTACGAGCTTCGCGCTCCGATTGGGCTTGATCATTCAAGCTATTGGCAAACACGTAAAAGCCTTTGGAGAGGTAATCACCTGTTTCTAAAGCACCAAAGCTATCACCATTCCACTGACCTTCACCCAGCAAGCCATTTGTTAAGCCTTGCCCACATGCGCGTTCAAGAACCGTACATTGACGATTTACACCTGCAGGTGTTTGGGGGATTTTAGTGGTTGAGGTGTAGTACAAATTCCACAGTGCTGTTTCCAAATAGTTCTGGAACCAATCTAGACTATGGATTTCATCAAAGAAGCTTCCATCACACATCACGCCTTCTTGCAGAATTGCTGTGTCGTTGTTGTATCCTGCAAACACATTGCAATTCTTTGCCTTCAACGCGCTTGCTTCACTAATTTTTAGATCTTCAGGATCAATACCAGGCAACTGTTTAAACATGAGTGTAATGGTGGTATTGGTACCCAAGAAGTTGACACTAAATGCTCGACCGAACAATGATGCTGCGGCATATGGATTGTCTGAAGAGAAGATGGTAAATGTACGGCGATAGTTCTTATTTTTTAATAAGTATGCCGTGTCTGTGACGCTCACAGTACTCAACGTTTCTTCTTGCTGAGTTGTGTAGCCAAACATACGGACAGGGTTAGACGCTTCAATTAGTGCGGCAACCCCATCAGCCTCGACACTGGTTAAGTCTGCGGCAATAACCAAACCGTACCATTTAAGCGACTGTAGGCACTCTGCAACAACTGCTTGGGCAGTTTCGGCTGGGTCGCCAGTCTTATCCCAGAAGCCGATATACAAAGTACGTGGCTTTGGTGATTGCCCAAAATATACCAGTGCCGCCTTATACTCGGGATCATCTACCCCATAGTCTTCAGCAACACCATCAATGCCTGAGTATTCGCGCATACGCTCAATCGTATCGATGACACCACTGGTGGTACCAAGAATCAATAATGAGCCAAACGAGCGCGGTCCTGCCGCCAATGCAGCAAGACTAATGCTCACATTGACGACACCAGAAACAGGTAAAGTCATGGATGACTCCTATTTTGTATTTATGTTGATTTCAAAAGATTGGAAAGTTTTGACCGCATATGTCCTTTGGGTCTTGCGTCTGAATGAAGCGACCACATCAAAGCGATGAACATATTGCTGATTTAAAAAATCGGGTGCCGTGATGATTTCACCGCACCCGATAAATTTGATTTTGTGCTCTCTCAACTGAGCAATGTTTTGCGGAATACCTAGACCATCTTTAAAGATATTGGCGATAGACGCCCCATGTGAGCCATAAAACGATAGCAACAGCTCTAATGATTCATGGCGTATTGAATCCATTTCCTCATCATGTTGCTCAAAGTATGGACCATCATCCGAAAAAGTAGACTTAACAGCAAAGGCACACCAGTCCACACCAATGGCTGGCATAGGTGGTGGATCTTGTTGCCATCGAGGACGCACAAACTTACCCTGCAAGGAAGTAATCCCTACAATGAAAGCTTGAAAAATATCTTCTAGTTCTTGGTCATAGGCTACAATTTCGCTGGGTGGGATATACCCACCTGTAGCAGAATCACCCATGCATTACCCCAAAGGTTTAAGGTCACAGATCACCTTATTAAAGCCACCGCTATAATGGAGGTTATCAAGCACCTGAACCACATAATAGGTTTTACCCTTCCAGGTGATTTCGTCTGCCTGCTGACCTGCATCGCCAGCCATTAGTGGTGTCTTGGTGTGAATATTGATTGCACCTTTAATCAAGGTACCATCCTCACGGCGATCCATGTTTTGACCGCTATTTGTAGTCACCACACCGCTGAATTGAAAACTCTGCTCAGACTTAACAGGCCTGCCATTATCTCCAACCACTACCATGATTCGCTTGCATACCAGATCCATGCTCATAAAGTCAGGATCTAAAAGAACATCCGACACATCCAAACTAGGCATGCTTGATCTCCTTTTCGCCCTTCATGATGATGTAAGTATGTGAATTGCGATATTGGCCAGTATCCACCAAAGGTTTTTCAGACTTACGTCCACGGCGTTTGCGCTCTCTGATGGTTAATGGTGCTAACTCAGCAAAATCACCACGATTAATGAACTTCTTTACGTTCATCGTGGCTTTCATGCCTGCAGATTCCAGCAAGAAATACATACGCTTTGAATTGCCACTTAATGCAGCATCCACAGCGGCCGTTAATTTCTCGCCGATAACATCTTGGACCTCTTCAATACCAGGTACCAAATGAGGTCGTGGAGGAAGATTCATTGCTGGTGAGCCAGTCTCAAGCAAATAACCAATTTGTGCATTAGTCATTTCTGCTTCAGAGCGATTTTCACCATGAGGAACACCAACAAGAACATCGACTTGGGAAAGCTCTGATACCGCCTGCAGGATGTCCAATAGACCATTTCCTGTTGAGGTAACATCACTCATAATTGAATACCTCCAGCACCAACCATCTGCACAAGCTGATAAAACTGAATACCAAAAGTGGTCTGGTTCCAATGTCCTGCATCAGTGATTAATACCCCTGACACATCCATAGATTTTGAAACACCATCAACTGATTTTGATGTTTCATTGCCAACCACTTTACCAGCATCACCACCCACACTGGCCAAGTTCATCCCGCGCTTATACAGCGTGAGATAATGAGCTACAAAAAGCGTAAGACCGTAATCAAGCAAGTCATCCCAACGCTGTTCAGGTAAAAGCTTAGTCCCTAAATTCAGGTAGAAGTTAAACTGAAATGCCGGATAGCTATTTGTATCTGCAAACATCGGCATACTTTCACGAAAGGATGACTCAGTAATCATGATTATTTAGCCTTTGTGGTTTTGGTGGTCTCTGCGGTAGTGGTGCTTTCCGTATCTGCGGTCTTCACCGCATCAGCTTGGGCTTGCTC